GCAGGCAGCAATGGCAGGTGTCAGCCGGTCGGAGTTGATCCGCAGCCGGGCGCTCGTGTCGAATTGCGACAGTGGCCTTAGCGTGGCGCGTTACCACCGGCTAGTGTCCGATGCGCTAGCCAATGTCCGCGGGGGCATCCCACGGCGCATGGTTGAGCAGCTTGTCGCTTATGTCATTACATGGATCTCATCAACATCTCAGCCAAGCAGCAACCCGTGATCAACCGGCTCCATGACGCCATGGAGCATGCGCTTGCATACGCCGCTGCTATCCGCGACAATGCCCAAGATGACCAGCAGCCCATCCCGGCTGAACTGGTTGCATCCTTCGCCGCTGATTACGAGCGGATTATTTCCATCCTTACCGATGCCGCCACATGAAACTCATCACCACACAGGCTGACCTCAGCCATGCACTGCGCACCATCGCCCCAGCCATTGGCACCGGCAACAGCCACCCGATCCTGAGCTGCTGCCTGATTGCTGCTGATGCTGGCGCTATGACCGTCACCGGCTTCAACCTGGACCTTGGTATCACGGTGCGGGTTCCTGCTGCTGTAGACACACCTGGCACCGTGGCGCTGCCGTATCGGCTGCTGGCTGGCCTTGTAAGCCGCATGGACGATGGCGAGCCTGTGACGCTGTCAGACGGTGCTGTGAGCGCTTCCAGCGGCTCTTATGGGCTTGCGGTGCAGGATGCAGCCGATTACCCGTCCATGCCTGCTGTGGAGGCTCCTGGCGCTGAGCTGGACCTGACCGCTGGTGTGCGTGCCTGCATGGCTGCTGTCAGCACCGATGCCAGTAAGCAGATCCTCCAGGGCATCCACATGGCAGCCGGCTACATGGAGGCCACCGACGGCCACCGGCTGATGCGTGTCCCCGTAGCGCTGCCCGATGGCATTGACCTGGTGCTACCAGCCAGCACGATGAAGCTGCTGCAGGACCGCACCGTCACCGTCGCAGCAGCAGCCGGCCAAGCCGTCATCGATGCCGGTGATGGCGTCACCATTTACAGCCGCATCCTTGACGGCAAGTTCCCCAACGTGGCGGCGCTGGTGCCAAGCAGCTTTGAGCACACCATCACCCTGGACCGGCACAGGCTCACCAGGTGCCTAGAACGTGTCGCGCTGATTGCAGAGGCGCACAACTCTGTGGTCAAGCTCACTGCCAAGGCAGGCGCCCTGGCCATTACCGCTGAGGCCGATGCCAATAACGGCAAAGAGCTGATCACCTACGAAGGCGCAGCCGCAGGATCATGGGCGTTCAACGTGCATTACCTGCTTGATGGTCTTAAGGCCATGCGTCAAGCGGAGACTGTTACATTGTCGGCCAACAGCGCAACGACGCCGGTCGTGCTAAGGCCGACTAGCATGACAGAGCAGACGTACCTCATCATGCCGATTCAAATCCGGGAGTAATACAATGGGGCGCAAAAGCACCAATACCGAAATAGATCAAAGAATAAATGTCGTTTATGACATGCTTTTGCGCGCTTACAATAGAACCCAAATTGTTCGCTATGCTTCGGAAGAGTGGCAAGTTAGTGAACGCCAAGCGGAAACATATATTGCAAGGGCTAGGGATCTGCAAAGACTTGATGCCGAATTAGAGCGGCCGCAATGGCTAGTTGGTGCCATTGCTCGACTGCAGGAGTACGAGCGCGAAGCGCATACCAAGGGCAATCTTGGAATTGCCATCAAGGCTCTAGAGGATCAGGCCAAGCTGCTGCGGTTTGAGATGTCATGAGCCTGCTGGCAAGCATCTGCGAACCAGTACCGCTGCTTGCGTTCATGCAGCAGCAGACGCCAGAGGATACTGACGACCTGATCACCCGCATTCGTGCTGATCTACACCCTGGGCAGCTTGCGTTTGTCGATGACACTGCAACGCAGATCCTTGGCATCAGCGCTGGCTATGGCGCTGGCAAGACCAGGGCGCTGTGCGCTAAAGCCGTGATGCTTGCAGCAGTTAATCAGGGCTTTATCGGCTGCGTGATGGAACCAACTGGTCCGCTGATCCGGGATATCTGGCAGACGGACTTCGAGGCGTTCCTTGAGGCGTATGACATCCCGTACACGTTTAGGGCGTCGCCGCTGCCTGAGTACATGTTGCACCTGCCAGGCGGTGACACCAAGATCCTGTGCCGCAGCTTTGAAAACTGGAGCCGCATCATCGGATTGAACCTTGCCTGGGTGCTGGCGGATGAGATCGACACGGTGACACCCAGCATTGCTAATAAGGCATTTCCGAAGATCCTTGGCCGACTCCGCAGCGGCAATGTCCGGCAGTTTGGCGCGGCATCGACGCCAGAGGGGTTCCGGTTTCTCTGGCAGACATTTGCTAGTGACGACGCGCAATTGCGACGGGATAGACGGCTTATCAAAATGCGGACCTATGACAATCCGCATTTGCCGGAGGATTTTATTGAGCGCTTGCGAGCTAACTACGATCCAACGCTCCTTAAAAGCTATTTAGAGGGAGAGTTTGTAAATCTAACCACTGGTTGTGTTTATGACAGGTTTGATCGCGCTAAGCATGTTTTTGCAGCATTGCCGGACATCAGTCGCGAGGCGCTGCGGATAGGCATTGACTTTAATATCGGCAACACCAACGCAATAATCGGTATCCGCATTGGCGATCGGGCTGTTGTCATTGATGAGGTTGCTGGCGCAAACGACACAGATTCTCTTGCGCAAGAAATCCGCCGCCGTTATCCAGACCACAAGATTTACGGTTACCCAGACGCATCAGGTGGCAACCGCTCGACAAATGCCACACGCACGGATATCCAGATTTTGGAAAGCTACGGCATCAGCAACCAATCGCCTCAATCCAACCCGCCGATCCGCGATCGCGTCAATAACGTGCAGGCCATGCTTGAAAATGGCAGAGGTGAGAACCGCTTGCAGATCTACCAAGGCTGCAAGCGATTGATTGAATGCTTAGAGCTGCAGTGCTGGGATGAAAAGACGCAACTGCCGGATAAGCAGTCCAATTTTGATCACATGAACGACTGCCTTGGTTACTGGCTGCACCGCGACTTCTCGATGCTGCACAAGACCGCTGGACGCGGCACGGGCATTCGGTTATATTGATTGGCGCAGCGAGGCGGCAACCTCCTGCGCCCGGCCACCTGAGTCACCAGGCAACATGGACATCATTACACGCGCAGAGGCTCTTGAGCAGGGTCTGCGCCACTACTTCACAGGCAAGCCGTGCCGCAACGGCCACATTTCAATTCGTGGCGTGCGCAAATGGAACTGCCTTGAATGCGACCGCAACCACAAGGCAGAGGAGCGAAAACGCGATCCTGAACGAGTGCGCGCAAATGAAAGGCGTACCGCAGCAAAGCATCGAGAATCCAAACGGCAATCAACCCGCCGATGGCGCGAGCGTAATCGGGATCAGCTAAGTGCTTATGGCCAAGCATTTCGCATCCGCTACAGAACTGACGCGACATTTAGGGCACAAAAGCAGGCTGCTTACAGGCTTCACGCCCAGAAGCAGAGAGACCTAAAAACCAATAGAGCCATCAGCCTGAACTTGAGAAATCGTATTTATTACGCATTGTCAAGCTGTGGCGTTTGCAAGACTCAAGCAAGCGCTGACTTGATTGGCTGCACCGCCGAAGAACTCCGCCAGCACTTGCAAGCGCAGTTCACTGACGGCATGGGCTGGGACAACTATGGCCGAGACGGCTGGCACATCGACCACATCCGCCCGTGCGCGAGCTTTGACCTAGCCGACCTAGAGCAGCAGCGACAGTGCTTCCACTACAGCAACCTGCAGCCGCTGTGGGCTGCGGACAACATCCGCAAGGGCGCCAAGCATGAAAAGGGTTGACCACGGCGGCAAACGCTGGTATCTTTTGCTCACGGCCGCCAAGGCCGCCCTACCACTACCATTCCAACCATGACCACCAACCCTTGGCTCAACCGCTTCGCAGCACTGACGCTGCTGTTCATGATGTACGCCGTCGGTATCAGCGTCGGCCGTGATCAAGCTGCTGAGGCGCATCACAACCAGCCGGCATGCCATCAGCGCGTAAACTGACACCATTGTCAACAGCTAGCGGTCGTGTATACAGGCTTCAGCGCATATGACCGGCCGCTAGCACAGCGCACCGTATCAAAGGTCAGCGACCCCAACACTGCTTGGTACGCG